CTAATGGCTCTATCTCTGTAGTCTCCGGAGATCTTACAATTAGTTCTGCAGGAACAATTACGCTTCCAGGATTGCAAACAACTGATTATTTGTTTGACGGTAATAGAATAACTGGATTACAGACAGACGCTAACATAGAGATTTTGCCAAATGCCGCAGGTGAAATTGATTTCTACGGCAACGTAAATGTAAATGAAAATATGTACGTTGCTGGAACATTATCTCTTACAGGAGACATAGATATAAATGGTAGTGTATCAACATTAGGCGATGCTACGTCAGATACTATTGATTTTAATTTAGAATTTCAACAAAACATATTAGTAGCAATAAACGATACTCATTCTTTAGGATCTGTATTATCCGAATGGAAAAATTTATTTGCATTTAGATTTCAAACCACTGACATATTAATTCATGATAATATAATCGAAACAACTCTAACCAATTCTAATTTAAATTTACAAACTACTGGTAGAGTAATTTTTGAAGATGTTACTGCAACTAACAACATAATTTCGTCAGATACTCAACTTGAATTAAATTCAAGTAGTAATATAATTGATTTAGATTCAACATCATCTGTAGTAATTTCAAAAGGAACAACAGCAGAATTTGCACCTATTAATGGTGCTATGCGATATAATATAGACAATAACTTATTCGAAGGATACAAAGGAGAAGTTATTAGATTCAGCGGAATTTATTCCGGAGATACTCAAACTAGTGTACTTGCAGATCTGACACAGGATTTCCTTTCATTAACTACAAATTCAATAACAGTTGGCACTATTAATAATAACACAAGTATTTTTAACAGAGTTGATGTTGACGACACTATAATTAATAACAACGAAATTAGTTCAGCTGTAACAAACGCAGATTTAGAATTTAAACCTAACGGTAGTGGAGCAGTTTTCTTTGGATCTACTTTTGGATTCTTTGAAGACTCGTGGATAAACAGCACAAATTCTGCAATTTCTATCGGTGTTACAAACGATGGCAGAGTAAAATTAGCTAGTACATCTGCTGTGTCATTTCCGGCAGGAACAACAGCAGAACGTCATCCTACTCCGGAAGAAGGTATGGCCCGGTTTAATACTGACTTAGGATATTATGAGCTTCACAACGGTGCAGATTGGTTTCCTATGGTAGGTGTTGTACCACCAGTTACTCAAGAACGATTTGAGGAAATACGGTTCCTGTGGAGCCTTGTACTTACATAAACAGCTAAATAGTAGTAATGGGGAGGCAACACCCAGGACAAACTGTGGGCAGCCCGCAAGGTAAGGTGGCTGGAGGGACAGGATCCCCAAAAGAGGATTAACATGGCACTTGGTCGTATATCAGGTCCTATGTTGAAAGCTAATCTAGAACGCCAAGGCGTTGATTTAGCTTTTGATACGGACTTACTTTACTTAGACGTAAATTCTGGCAGAATTGGTATCAATAAAGATAATCCCCAATTTGCTCTTGATGTAGCTGGTCCTATTATTACTGATATTATTAATGCCGATTCGGCAAACATTAACGGAATGATAATAGATTCAAATTCTATTACAAGCACTTCGCCGAATTTAACATTGGCATCCCCTGACAATGTCATCTATCAAAATAAATTAATTGTTGATGGATTGACGTTTAATGGAACTACAATTAGTTCAAATGAATCAAATGCTAATGTTGAAATAAACCCAAATGGAATTGGGTCAATTGAATTACTTGCATCAACTAATGTTACAGGAGACGTTCACGTTATTGGTAACGTAACAGTTGTCGAGAATTTAATAATTGGCGGCGACATTACTATAGGCGATTCGGTAGATGATACATTAATAATTGTAGCAAGTATTGATTCTGATCTAATTCCTGTCGTTTCAAATACATACGATTTAGGATCTTTGGTTCAGAGGTGGAAGACTTTGTACGCAACAGAAGCGTACATAGATTCGATACATATTAACGGAAACGTAATCGAAACTATAGATTCGAATGCAGATTTAGATCTAAGAGCAGCCGGAACCGGTGTAATAATAGTTGACGATTTAACCTTTGAAAATAATACCATTTCTACATCTACTGGTAACTTAGTATTAGAATCCCAGTCTGAAATTATTACAATGAATACTGTCGGAGCAGTAGTATTACCAAGAGGAACCACTCTTGAAAGACCTGGTGCTCCTCTTGCAGGAATGATTCGGTATAACACTGACACATCAGGTTTCGAAGGTTATACTAATGCAGCATGGACACCATTAGATGGCGTAAGAGATTTAGATGGTAATACATATATTACAGCAGAATTAACGCCTGGTGCAAATGATGATACTATTCGTTTTTATACTAATGGTGTTCTCCGCGCAGATATAACTGAAACTCGAGCAAGGTTTGATAAATTAGAAGTAGACGAAATTACTATTGACGGTAATGTTATCTCAACAATTAGTGCCAATCAAGATTTACAGTTATCCCCAAACGGAACCGGTTCTATTTTAATAGAAGACTTTGCAATTACTAGCAGTTCGATAACTAACACTGTATCAGATGCAGCGTTTACTTTTGAAATCACCGGCGACAGTTATTACAAGTTTAGCGGAACAAAAGGTGTTGTGTTACCATCTGGTACTAGTTTGCAAAGACCGTCAGCAGGGAACACAGAAACAGGACAATTACGCTGGAATACAGATCTTCAGATTGCCGAAGTATATAACGGATCTGAATGGGGACTAGTTACCGGACCAGACGGATTAATTACAGAAGCAATTGCAACTGATCTCTCAATTGAATACGCATTATTATTAGGATAACAAATGGCTACATTTTTTAAAAATCAATTAATTAAAGAAATAGGAACATCACCTGTAACTGCAATAACTACAGGAGCATCATCGCAAATAACTGTAATTGGACTATCAGTGAGTAATCTAACTACCTCAGCAGTTAAAGTTAATATAACAGTTGTAGACGACTTAGCTGTTGAAGTTTACTATCTTAAAGATACAATTATTCCGGCAGGCCTTAGTCTTAGACCAATTGTCAGCGGAGAAAAATTAATCTTACCAGCGGATTATAGTATTAAGATCTCGGCTGATACAGCAACTTCACTTGATGCTACATTTAGTTACGTAGAGATAGTGTAAGGAATTCATTATGGATTATGTTGGCGGAAACAATACAGTATTATCAAGTAGCGGCGTTGGCTTTCTTCAAGTAGGATTGTGGAAAGTAGCAACGGGCACAACCGAAATTGATAGTTTCCATCCGGGACAAATTGCTTATGCTGATTATACAGTAGTAGCTGATTACAGCGGGACTACTAAAGAGATAACAAAATTTACAGTTGTTGCTACTACAGCTGATGCAGTTACTGATGTGTATAGCAAAGTAGCAGTCGGTGATCCGATAGTTGATATTTCGGTATCAGCTAGCCCGACAGCAGTGACAATAAACGTAACTCCGACAGCTGGCAAAGATGGATGCAAGGTTACGTTTAGTGTTAGGTATTATCAAAGCAGTAGTTAATTATATGTCTATAAATTCTTCTATTAATTCTAATACTGTTTTTAATTTTGTACGACCTATTTTATTTCTTACAGTATTTAACAATCCGGAATGAAGAGGCTTAGGCCATTGTTCATAAGATACCCATGCATAACCGTCGTGTTCGTTATTTAATATAGGAATAAATTCTTCCTTAACTACACATAGGTATGTATAGAAATGAAATTTCTCGTCGTTGCTAACAAATGTTTCTAAAGGAATAGACTTTATAATATCAGGCGGTGTTCCTATTTCTTCTGTGATTTCTCGTTGTAAACCCTGCCAAGGAGTTTCTTCTCCTTCTATTTTTCCACCAACAAGTCCCCAGCATTGTTTATTTTCCTGGGTTCTATGTAAAAGTAAAAAACGCTTAGTAGTGAGATTATAAAATAACGCACCTGATCCTGTAATTGATTTGTCCATACAAATAATTATCGGATATTATATTTTCAATCATCCATCGAGGTTAAGACGCCATGTACCTGCAGGATAGATACCATCTACTGAAAGCATCCAATCTTCGCCGTCCCATCTATACTGCACGCCGGTGTTTAAGTTGGTAGTATAAACAAATTCTTCTATTTCTGTGTTTTCACTTGCATCAAAAACAATACTCCAACTTGATCCAGTCCATTCGATGATGTCATTTGCGCCAGCAACTAACGATGAACCATTTGTATTCTTCCACGCATCTGCGCCGTCTGTGTTATCTTCATTACCAATATCTTCTAGCAACAATAACCGTAATCCGGAAGTTTTTAAATCTGTAGGATTAGTTTTTAATGGATCAACTATGTAATCAATACTTGTAAATGCATTTGTGTTACGTGCTGGACCTTCGATTTGCGTGTCATCTGGGAATGTATCAGTATCCCAATTTACTACAATTTCGCCGTTGTTTAGTTCATTAATAGTAAACGTACCAGTCATTTCGAAATAATCATTTAATTTACGAATAAGGAATAATCGAGAAATATCATCTTGATATGTACCCGGATGCGGTTCTGTTATCGTAAGCCAGTTAGCATCACTTATGATACCATTCTTTGCAAGTTTAACAGTGCTACCGGAAACATATAAATCATAATCAAGATAGTTTACACCTACTACAGTATTGGTTTCGGTTGTTTCTATATTTCGATTACCGCTGTTAGGATCATCAATTGCTCCTACAGGAACAGGATCATTATATTTTGATAATTGCGGAACAGAATCGCCCAAGTCAATTGTGCCTGCACGTTCGTCGTGTATAGATGCAATAATATTTGTAATAACACCAAGACGTTTTACCTTTACGGGAGGGTTAATCCAGATAGGTGTACTGAATGTTAATGTAGCAACATCAATCTCACTGTCTGTGCCTTGAGGTATCG